CGAAGGTGCACGTCATCCTCGGGCAAGACTTTGACAAGGACGCGCCACGCACGCGCGCACCTCGTGTCGGCGTTATGACCGGTCCTATGACCAAGGAGCCGCACATCTACACCGATAGCGAAGAGAATGTCGAAGACGCGCTCGAGAATCGACTCACTCAGAAGTTTCGACCATGCACGTTCACCCAACAGGACAAGGACAAGCTGAAGAAGTTTGTTGGGAACGCGGTTGGTACGGGCAAGTTTGGGCTCTTCTCACCGAAGAAGATAGACGCTTGGTTCCGCAAGAACTTCGACTACCAGGGATGGAAATCGAAGAAGTGGAGCGATTTGCGAATGCAGCAGGCGGTGGAGCAGCTGCTACAGCAAGTGGAGCCCAAGTTTAAGCTCAAAACCATGATTAAGGCCGAGGACATGCCCGAGAACAAGCCGCCGCGGTTCTTAATCGCGGATGGCGACATGGGGCAGGTCATGGCTTTAGCCGTGATCAAATGCATGGAAGAGCTGCTGTTTGAAGCAATGGAGCAGCACAGCATCAAGCACGCTGGGAAGCGTGAGGCGATGGATCGCATGTTGGGCCATATGCGCCCTCCACTCAAGCGGTTGGCAAAGGGTTACGTGTTCGTGGAAGGCGACGGAGCTGCCTGGGATACGACATGCAACCACACCGTTCGAGAGTGCATCGAGAATCCGATCGTCTCACACATTGGCAAGGTGCTCGACAAGATCGGCATTGTGCCAGCGTGTTGGAATCGCGCCCATGAAGAGGTGAATTCCGCCAGGATGTACAAGCTCAAGTTCGAGAATAAGCACAACAAGAAGGTGGGCAAGAAGGTGGCCCAGCCTATCGAGGTTGATGCTATTCGTCGTTCAGGACACCGAGGTACGTCCGTTTTGAATTGGTGGGTGAACTTCAGCATGTGGGTGTGCTCCACCTTCGAGGAGCCTTGGAGGTTCTTGGACCCGGAGATCAAGACCGGTCGAGACGTCGCGGGCGTCGACCGCTGGTTTTTCGGCGCCTTCGAGGGCGACGATTCCGGCGTGTCGACCAGCCCGAAGATGATCAGCGTCAGTGCGGAGGACCGCCAGGCGCTGCGGGATGGGTCCAAAGCGTACAAGGACTTGGCGAATGAGGCCTGGCTTGTTTCACCGCAGGTGGTGCAGGTCTCTGCTGCCATGTTGGACTTTTGGGAGCGAGGCGGCTTCAACATGAAGCTGGTGTTTCCGCAGCGTCGCGCGACAATGGTTGGCTACCACATCGAGCTGCACAATGCTAACGGGAGCACTGCTCCCACTGGTCTGTGCTGCCCGGAGCTACCACGTGGCGTGGCGAAGAACTACACGACTTCAGCAGCGATGCGTGAGGCCGTGCGCAATGGAGACATCAAGACTATCAAGCGCATCGCGGCGGCTGCCAATTTGGCGAAGGCCGCCGATTACGCTGGTATCTTGCCCACAGTCAGCAGGAAGTACAAGGAGTACGCTGACACCCTTGAGTCGGGTGATTACGACGACCGTGAGATGGCCATGCACATAGGCGGAGTTGAGACGATGTCCGCCGAAGACGTCCGCGACAAGATCGATCTACAGAACGCATCCGTATCAGCCAACGACGAAGATCGTACGTTGAGGCGTTTGGTCTATGGAGCGACGGACGACGAACTGACGGTCTACAGAAAGTATCCGTGGCATTTTGAGGTCCTCGGCGATTTTGATGGGTACTTCAGGTCTCTCCCAAAGGCCTGGAGGATAGGTGGGAGCGTGTAGTGGGGGGGAAACCGGGTGAACGCCGCTATCGTGTGTAGTAATAGGCGGCCCGAGGCAAGTGTACGCCACCATTGGTAATCGGCGGCTTGCTACGTTGTGGGAACGTGAATTTGATTTGTCACATACCGTTGGTGTGACACACTAAGGGGACGTCGGGGGAGGATAATGCCCCCGGCGGAGATAGCCGTTTTGCACAAACTGGATATTCGAACTGACGCCTGCTCACATTCGACTAATCATCGGATAGCGCCGTTTTTCTCGGAGATTCCTACGGGTACCTGACCAACTCGCCCATGTGCAGTGCAATGAACTCCTGTCCCGTGGAGAAGGCTTGCCTTATTCTTCTAGCCCTACCCCGTGCCCGCAGCGGGAGGGTCAGAGCCTGGTGGTTGCACGACACCTGAGGTGTGGCCAGACGCAGCAGCGGATATAGGTCCCGTTGAGGGTTTAGCCAGCCCTAACTGCGTGTCAGAGTCCCCCTATCGGGAGGGGCGTCCTGTCTCCTGGCATTTTGCCGGAGTGTACAGAACATGGGACGTCGAAGCTGGTCGTACGCGCGTAATCGCTTACGGTTGGTGAGGGGACCAGGACGATGGTACGGAAACCGGAGGCGGCAGCCGACATTGCCGCAGTGTCGTAAGAGAAGCGAGACCATCAACATCTGTTAACACTTACGAGCCAGGGTTTCACAGTTCGTTGTTTGGTCTGCTCTGTGAGGATGCTAGTAGCATAAACACCCACCTTCGTGGGGGTCCGCCCTCTAGACA